GTGCTACGATACTGAGTGTGCTAATGATCTCTTTGTTTCTTTCGATAAATTTAATCATAGTTTCCTCCTTAGAAAACAATAACACCTTGGTAGGTGTTACTACCAAGTATAACACAAAATTTTGTTAAAAGTCAACTTTATAGGGTGGTATAATAAATATTATGCCTGTATCATCATCTAATTATCCTACTATGAAGTATCCTATTGCTTCTGATCCCGTGAATGTACACGGAGACTTTAAAGTATTAGTTGATGCTTTAAATAATATTTTGCCACCATTAGGAATGACTGGTGTTTCTTCTCCTGTAAGAAATAATACTAATTTAGCATTATCTGCTGGAACTCCCGTGTATATTTCAGGAAATGTTTCCCATAGCGGACAAATGAAAACAACTGTAGAAAGATATAACCCATCAGCAAGTAATCATAACCCAGATTCACCAATACTTGGTTTAATACAAACAGGTATTTCTGCATTAAGTGATGGTGTCGCAGTTGTTTCTGGAGTTTTGCAAATGAACACATCTGGACTTGGAGCACCTGGAACTAAAGTTTACATAAACTCTAGCGGAGAACTTGTTGGAGGAAGACCTATAACTGGCCCAGCAAGATATGTTGCTGTTGTTGCAGTTCAAGGTACACAAGGTTTAATCGTTGTTCAGACAAAAGGCAACGGTACTTGGGGAGCACTCAAAGACGGATTGTCGTGATATAATAACATTATGGCAACTTTAAGAGGATCTCAAACATCATACGATATAGGTAATGCACCTCCTACAGTTCTTTGGACTGTTGTTCGTGGAGATACTTCTGGCTTTAAGGTTTATGTAACAGATGATGCAAAAGAGCCTTTGATTTTAAAAGGTCCTGGATCTGAATGGGATATTGCTATGAAGATTAAGAGACCTACTTCAACCCCTGGAATTATTACAGACAATGCAACACTGGTTTTAAATTTATATCCAGTTGCAGATGAAGATGACCTTGTTGGAGAGTTTACGGTTTGGCTTACAGCAGCAGAGTCAGTACAACTTCAAACAGGAGACATCTTTGACATTCAAGTGTCAGACCCTACAAGAGTTTGGACGGTTGCTCAAGGTAGCCTAAAGATTCTTGAAGATGTAACAGACTAATGGCAACAGCAGTAATTTTAGATGAACTAAATAATAAAACAAAACGAATCTTTCCTATAGATTACTCTCTAATTCAGTTAGAAGGTTTTACAAGAGACACTGTAATAACTGATGTACTTCCTTTTAGGGTTAAGTTTTCAGCCATTCAAGTTGTGGCTATTGGTTTGGGAAACACACCAGGAATTCCTCTTCAAGTAATTGGATATAGCAACTACATTCTCTAATAATCTTATTAAAAGGGGTGTTATAATTACCACATGGCTAAAGTATCAATCCCAGCAGTTAAGAGTCTGTTCCAAACTGGAGATAGACCAACTCAAGAAAACTATGAAGATTTAATCGATACCGCAACTGCTCAGTCAACAGACTTAGGCACATACGGTAACAATGAAAACACAATCAATGGTATTGAGAACGTAACTGTTGTTGATAACTTTGACGCTACAGTTTGGCGAATGGTCAAGTATATTGTTTCAATATCAAAGACCTCTGCAGGGGACAACAAGTTCTATGCAACCGAACTAACAATTCTCGTTGACGGTACAAATGTATCAGTCAGCGAATACGGAACAATCGACAATGATGGGAATATTGGCACCATTAATGTCTCTCGCACTGGAAATACCGTGGCCTTAACAGTCACTCCAGATCCTGCGATCAAGCCAGTCACAGTTCGTTTTGCACGAATTGGACTTAAGGCATAACTAAGGAGATATAAAAATGGCAACAGTAAATAAAGATTTTAAAATTAAGAGTGGCTTAATTGTTGAAGGTACAACAGCGACAGTTAACGGTTTTGACGTTCTTACAAAGAAGACAGCAGATCAAGACTACATTGTTAGTCTTATTGGCGGAACAGCCACATCTGCTAACGAAGCAAACAAGGTTGTAAAGCGTGATGCTAATGGTAACTTTGCTGCAGGAACAATAACAGCAGACGTAACTGGTCAAGTATCAGATATTTCAAACCATGATACAGGAGATCTTGCAGAAGGTACAAACAAGTACTTTACTGATGCTCGTGCAGTTTCAGCAACTGCAGCATCATATGATGTACTTGGAGCAGCAGCAGATGCAGCAGCAGATGCAGCAGCAGACCTTACAACACACTCTAACCTAACAGTTGCACACGGTGCAACAGGTGCGGTAGTTGGAACAACAAACACACAGACATTAACAAACAAGACTATTGGAGATACACTTAACTTCACTGGCGCAGGAGCAATGACAATCAATTCTGATTCTCATATCGTTCTTACTCCAGCAGCAGGTTCTTCAGTCAAGTGGGGTGCAGATGTTCTTGCAACACAGGCTTATGCAGACCTAGCACAATCAGACGCAGAAGCAACAGCCTCAGCAGATGCAACTACAAAGGCTAACAATGCATTAACTGCAGCAAACCTCTATACAGATGGAGCAGTTTCAGCACTTGTTGATTCAGCGCCAGAACTTCTAGACACTCTTAATGAGTTGGCTCTAGCACTTGGTGATTCACCAGACACAATCACAAACCTTACAACTCTTGTTGGAACAAAGGCTGACACATCATACGTTAACTCAGAAATTTCTGATCTTGACACAGCAGCACAGGGTTATGCTAATACAGCAGAATCTGATGCAATCGCAGCAGCAGCACTTGATGCAACTGATAAGGTAGCAGCAGAGGCAGCACTTAGAGTATCAGCAGTTACAGCAGCAATTGCAACTGCAGCAGCAGATGCAACAACTAAGGCCGACGCAGCACAAGCAGCAGCACAAGCAGCAGCAGATGCTCTTACAACATCTGATGTAGCAGAAGGAACAGCACAGTACTTTACAGATGCTCGTGCTAAGTCTTCAGCAGCAGACCTTTTGGTTGGTGCAACAAAGACTAACATTACAATCACAGGTACAGGTGCAGGACTTACTATCACCGCAGAAAACGGTGTAGCAGATTCTACAACATCTGATCTAGCAGAAGGTTCAAACCTTTACTTTACAAATGAAAGAGCAGTAGATGCTCTTGAAGCAGTTGTTCCAAACTTCACATCAGTTGAATTGAATTCAGTTGCTAAGCAAGTTGCAGCAACTCTTTCAGCACCAACTGCAGGAATTCAGACAGCCCACGCTTTCTTTAAGGCTGACTACCGTTCAGCAGAATACCTTGTAAAGGTTGCCTACGGAACACACACTGAAATTTCAAAGGTTCTTTTGACCCTTGACTCTTCAGATAATATTGCAATTACTGAATACGGAATTGTTGGAACCAATGGTTCAGCATCAACAATTTCAGCAGGTATCTCAGGAGCAAATGTACAACTTCAAGTTACAACCACTAACAATAACTCAACAGTTACTGTAATGGGAACACTTCTTAAGTAATAAAAAATAAAAATAGTTGGAAGAGGGAGTAGTAAATGGCAACAGTCGATAAAGACTTCAAAGTCAAGAATGGATTAGCCGTAGCAAACGGCGGTACATTCGGAGGAGCAGTAACAGTAGGAACCCCTACAGCATCAACTCACGCAGCAACCAAGGCGTATGTAGATTCTCTAACAGGGATGACTGTATCATCAACTGCTCCTTCTTCACCAACTAATGGTAAGCAGTGGCTAGACACCACAACAAACAGAGTTAATTTCTATTACGATGGAGTTTGGTATACCCAAGCAACTATTGATGATACAAATAATTTACCACAGCACATTCACGATACCGCAATTGATGGAACTGGTTTCATAGTATCCCAGTTTTATGAAGGCGGATCATTTAATAGCCCATTGGGTGTAGGTTTGGATGCTGGAGGACCAAGTACAACAACTTGGACTGTAGTGTTCGATGGCGGTAGTGTAGTAGATAACTTCAATTAAAAAATTGATGTTATAATAAAGATAAGTAATTGGGCAGCCCCCATAAGGAGAAATAAAATATGGCAACAAGAATGCAACAGCGCAGAGGTACTGCAGCCCAATGGACGGCTGCCAACCCAATTCTCGCAGCAGGTGAAATCGGTTTTGAAACCGACACAAGTAAATTTAAGATGGGTAACGGATCCTCTACATGGTCAGCATTGACATATTTTGCAAATGCAGCCGAACTAGCAGCAGTTATCGACGGCGCACCAGATCTGCTAAATACTCTCAATGAGTTAGCAGCAGCAATGGGAGATGACCCAGCATTTATCACAAACCATACAACTGCAACAACAAATGTTCACGGTATTGCAAATACTGCACTACTATCAACAACAGCAGGAGTAAACTCAGCAATTGCTATTTCGGCAGAATCATCATCACAAGACGCAACTACAAAAGCAAATGCAGCATTAACAAATGCCCTTGATGCAGTTACAACACACACCGCACTTCAAACAGGTGTTCATGGCATTGCAGACACAGCAGCACTTGCAACAAAGGCGTATGCAGACAATGCAGTAACAGTACACGACACAGACGAAACAAATGTTCATGGAATTGCAAATACTGCACTTCTAGCACTTAAATCAGAAATTGAAGCACACAACACAGACGAAACAGGTGTTCATGGAATTGCAGATACTGCACTTCTAGCACTTAAATCAGATGTTGAAACAGCAAAATCTGATGTACTCACTTCAATTTCAACAGCAGTATCATCAATTACACAATCTTCCATAGGACTTGCTAACGTTGATAATACATCAGATGCAAATAAGCCAGTATCAACTGCAACAGGAACAGCAATTGCAACAGCAGTTTCTGATCACAATGCAGATACTAGCAATGTTCACGGTATTGCAGATACATCAGTTCTTGCAACACTAACAGATGTTACAAATGCTGTTAATGGTGCAGAGGTAGATCAGGCATCACTTGCTGGTGTAGGTATTGATTACAATGCAGTATCTGAAGCATTCGATCTTGACAACACATACATTACAACTGCTACACAAACAGCACTTGACCTAAAGGCTCCACTTGCTTCACCTACATTTACAGGAACAGTTTCTGGTATCACATCAACAATGGTTGGTCTTGGAAACGTAAATAATACAGCAGATGAATCAAAGCCAGTATCTACAGCACAGGCTTCAGCAATCGCAACTGCTAAGTCAGAAGCAATTGCAGAAGTTAATGCACTTCTAGTTGGTGCTCCAGCAGCCCTCAACACACTTGATGAACTTGCTGCAGCACTTGGTGATGACGCAAACTTTGCATCAACAGTTACAACTAATTTAGCAGCAAAAGCACCTCTTGCTTCACCAACATTTACTGGTACAGTAACAGTTGCAGCAGCAGGAGTAGCATTTACAGACGGTACACAAACAAAGGCTGGCGTACCTTCAATTACTAACATCCCAACTGCAATAGCAGCAGGAGCACACGCACTTGCAGCAGCACGGGCAGATCAGTTTATCCCATTAACTGGAGCAGTAGTTATTACTCTTCCTGCAACAGGATATTCAACTGGTCAGTCAATTGATTTCTACCAAGAGTCAGGAACTGGAGCATCATTTGCTTCAACTAACTCAGTAGTGGGAACACCAGGACTTAAGTTTAGAACAACCAACTCAGTAGCAACAGCAATGAAGACTGCAGCAGGATGGTTGGTCTTCGGCGACTTATCAGCATAATAAAAAAAAATTAAAGAAATAGGGGAGATTAAATATGTCAAAGCAAGCAGGTAGAATGAGTCAGTCGGCAAACGACTTTCTGGCTCCACTAGCACCAACAATTGGTACAGCAACAAATGTTGGAACTGGAAGGGCTTACAACAATGGTGCAGTTACAGTAACTTTTACTGCTAATACAGATGGCGCACCAGCAACATCTTTTACAGCATCAGGATACTGCTCTGTACATGGTGTGACACACTCTGCAACTGGTTCATCTTCTCCAATAACAATCCAAGGCTTTGGCTCTGGAGTAGTCACAAATATAACAGTAACTGGAACAAACTCAGTAGGACAAGGCCCAGCATCTGCTGCATCTAACTCTGTAACAGTTACAACTGTTCCTCAAGCACCAAGTGGTCTAAGTGCTACAGACACTGGAACAGGAAGACCATTTAATAATGGTGAAGCACGAATAAGTTTTACTACTCCAGCAACTGGTGGATCAGATATTACTGGATATGGAATTCAATCAAATGATGGAGGTTATGCTACTTCTGGAAATTCAAATCCACTAAGTGCAGCAGGAATTGCATCAGGAACAACTTATTCTTTTAGAATTAACGCAACGAATGCAAATGGAACTTCTGATTATTCTGCTTTGTCTAATTCAGTAACATTGACAACAGTGCCCGCAACACCTTCAGCACCAAGCGCATCATCTCCTTCAGCAGGAACAGATAGCGTATCTTGGTCAGCACCATCAAATGGTGGATCAGGAATTACATCTTACACTTGGGCATCTTCTGATGGAAAGTCTGGCAATGTTGGAACAGCAACATCAGCAAGCGTTGGACAAGAACAAGGAACAGAACAGACATACACTGTTTATGCAACAAATGCTAATGGTAATTCTGCAACATCAGGTGCATCAGGATCTGTTACAACTGTATTTGCTGCATTCGGTGCATTTGGTGCCTTCGGTGCCTTCTCTGCCTTTGGTGCGTTCGGTGCGTTCTCTGCCTTCGGTGCCTTCGGTGCATTCGGTGCGTTCTCTGCATTCGGTGCCTTCGGTGCATTCGGTGCGTTCTCTGCATTCGGTGCATTTGGTGCCTTCGGTGCCTTCGGTGCATTTGGTGCATTCGGCGCATTCGGTGCCTTCGGTGCATTTGCTGCTTACGGTGGAGGATCTCGCTGGTACTCAGTTGGTCCAAACACTTTGATCTTAACAACAAACGGATATGTTCAAGCATCAGATCTTGAAGTAGGAGACACTCTTGTTTCAGCAGATGTTCCTGGATTAGGAATGTCATTTACAAAAGAAGAGATGGTAGCCTGGACAAATAATCCAGACAGTCTTGCAATTGTTCCAAACCAAACAACAACAGTTACGGCAGTTGGAGTATCAAATGCTTCAGTTGTTGTAATGATAGGAAATGAAACATACTCAGGAACTCACCATTTACTTGCAAAAAGAGATGGTCTTGCACAGATGATTTTGTCTGCAAACCTTTTGACTACAGACAAGTTATGGTCTACACAGACAAATTCTTGGACTGATATAGTTGACCTAGTCATAACAGTCATGGATCATCAAGTTATTTCTGTTAACTGTGAACCTCTAGATATATTCTTTACAGAAAACTATCTAGTCTATGATGGATATCCTATAGATTCCCCATTGCCCGAACCAGAACCTGCACCAGAATAATATTTTAACATAATGCTAAAGCATTTGTTGTGATATAATTATAGGTAATAGAATGGGAATTATGAATACTATTAAATTTCTTCAGATGTATCCTCAATTGTTGAGTATTGTTCCAGAACCAGAACAGAGCACAAAAAATGTTCCTACATGGTATAAAGATCAGCCAGCAATTTCGGGAAGTGAGATTCCTGATAGAGGGATTATGAGGCTTACTGTAAAAAAATGTCAAGCCTTTTTTGACGCTATGGCAATGGGATATATTTTAAAAGTTCCATGCGATATATACATAGATACAACTGACGGCAATTTAAATATTCAACTTCCTGCGGGGGTGAGCAAGTATCACTCAATGCTTATAAGTGAGCATTCAGAAGAGCAGGTTTCTCACTTACCTATAGATAAAGAAATCTATTGTAGTAAAATTTTAAGAATTCACCCTACCTGGATGGTACAAACCGATGAAGGTTACAGTACACTATTTACAAACCCAATGCACCAAAGTCCAACACCTTTAAAGGCAATCGATGCTGTTGTTGACACTGATAACTATTTTACTGATGGTCATCTATCCTTTTTGGTAAAAAAGAATTTTAAGGGAACATTAAAGCAAGGAACACCAATGTCTCAAATTTTTCCATTTAAAAGAGAAGAATGGACAATGGAATTAGTTAACAACTTCCCACCAAAAAAAATAGAAGAACAACGGAATAAAGTTAGATCTACTTTTCAAAATGGTTATAGATTAAAGTTTTGGCAAAAGAAAACCTTTAAGTAAAACTCTCAACAATAGATTTAGGTAGAGTTTTGCTTTTCATAAAACTCTGCTATACTTAGGTCTTAATCCGTTTTTGAAAGGACGATACACATGTCAGATTTTTTTAGTTTTAAACTTCCAGAGGACTTCGTAGAAAAATACAAGAACCAAGAAAGCCCATTTGGGTTTAAGGATGCAGCAGAAAATTCACTTGGAGAAATTACTTTTATTCGTACATATTCTCGCATGAAGGAAGATGGAACTAAAGAAAGATGGCACGAGGTTTGTCGTCGTGTAATCGAGGGAATGTATTCAGTTCAAAAGAATCACGCTAAAGAAAATCGTTTACCTTGGAATGACTACAAGGCACAGAAGTCTGCACAAGAAGCATTCCAAAGAATGTTTGAATTAAAGTGGACACCACCAGGTCGAGGTATGTGGGCCTTTGGAACTCCTATGACTATGGAGAAGAAGAACTCTGCAGCACTACAAAACTGTGCAATGGTATCTACAAAAGACCTTGATAAGAATGATCCAGGAGCATTATTTGCTTGGGTTATGGATGCTCTTATGCTTGGTATTGGTGTAGGGTTTGATACAGTGGGACAGGATAAGAATTTCTCAATCTATGCCCCAACAGAGCCCGAACAGGTGTTCGAAATCCCAGACACTCGTGAAGGCTGGGTAGAGTCAGTTAGACTTCTAATCAACTCTTACCTTAGAGCAAACCAAAGTATTCAGAAGTTTAACTATGATTTGATTAGACCCCTAGGAGCCCCTATTAAGGGCTTTGGAGGCGTTGCATCAGGACCTGCACCTCTTATCAAGTTGCACGACCATATAGACCGTGTAATCGGCTCCAGAGCGGGTGAAACACTAGACTCTCGTGCTATCGTAGACCTTGTAAACCTTATTGGTACCTGTGTGGTATCAGGAAATGTTCGACGCTCAGCAACACTTGCTTTGGGAAATGCAGGGGATGAAACATTTATGAACCTAAAGAATTCAGAACTATTCCCAGAGCGTAACTCATTTGACCCAGATAATCCAGGATGGGCTTGGATGTCTAATAATTCTATTTCAGCAGAAGTAGGAACAAAGTACGAAGACTATGTAGATTTAATTACGGAAAACGGAGAACCAGGTTTTATCTGGCTTGATGTTGCTCGTAATTATGGCAGGCTAAAGGATGCGCCAGATGGAAAAGACTATCGTGTGATGGGCTTTAACCCCTGTGCGGAGCAGCCATTAGAGTCATACGAATTATGTACACTTGTAGAAGTGCACTTAAATCGTCATGAATCTAAGGAGGACTTCCTGCGTACCCTGAAGTTTGCATACCTATATGGAAAGACTGTGACACTTGTTCCAACACACTGGCCACAAACAAACGGTATTATGCAACGTAATCGACGTATTGGCACATCCCTTACTGGTATTGCATCATTTGCAGATCAAAAAGGTTTGCCAATTGTTCGTGAATGGATGGATGAAGGCTATAATAAGATTCGTCATTACGATCACAAGTATTCAGAGTGGCTATGTGTTCGTGAATCAATTCGTGTAACAACAGTTAAGCCATCAGGATCAGTCTCAATTCTTTCTGGTGCAACTCCTGGAGTTCACTGGGGACCTGGAGGAGAGTTCTTCCTTCGTGCCGTTCGTTTTGGAAATACAGACCCAATGATTCATTTGTTCAAAGCAGCAGGGTATACAATTGAAGACGATGTAGTATCAGCAAACACATCAGTAGTTTACTTCCCAATCAAGTCAGGTCACCCAAGATCTGAAAAGGATGTAACATTATTTGAAAAGATTGCCCTTGCTGCAACTGCTCAAAAGTATTGGTCTGACAATGGTGTTTCTGTAACATTATCATTTGATAAAGAAACAGAGTCAAAGCACATTGTTCCAGCACTCAACATGTACGAGGGACAACTAAAGGCTGTTTCATTCCTACCAATGGGCAATACAGTTTATCCACAGCAACCATACACAGGTATTACTGAAGAGCAATATGAGTCCTATATTGGTAAATTAAAGCACATTGATTTTGCTGCTATTTATGATGGAGCAGAAAATCTTGAGGCTCAAGGAGAGATGTACTGCACTACAGATTATTGTGAAATCAAAATAAACAAGTAGTCTTTTGTGGTAAAATAGACCTATAATGTCTAATCCATCAAACCTATATGCCGAAAAAGTCTTTGCTGAGCATCCGACTGGATTGTGGGCTTTAGACGATAAGGCAGATTATGTTTCTTTATTGTCAGAGTCACAAAGAAATTTGTCAAATTGGACAATAGTTGGCGGTACATATGAAAATTATACTCAATCAATAGACGAGCCATTCATAAGTAGTTATGTAGGAAGAATCACTGCCACACCAACAAGTAATGAATTTGCATCTATAACTGCAGTAAGTAACGAAATAATGAACCTGCAAGATCTTAATAAATACCTAAGAACATTTTCTGTAGGTGGATATTTTTATTCTGAAAGCGCATACATTGCTGGGTTTGAAATTGGATATCAGTATATAGACACAACTACTGGTCAAGAGGTCAGACATTTAAAAAATTATGACACAGTCATAAACAGCAACTGGATTTTTATATCGGAAACATTTGATACTCCTCCAGATGATGAAAAATTAAAACTAGTATTTAAAATAAACTTTATTGGTGGATCAGAAATAGAAGATGTATTCTTGGTAAACGGAATAAGCCTTGGCCAATGGTCAGAAGAATTTGCATCCACGTCACTTGGAGCAAACACTACAAACATATCTAATAAAAATATTGCACTTAATGCACAAACAGCAGTTGTTGCAAAATGTTATGGACTGCAAGAGTTAAATGCTTATTACTTGGTTTCTGATAACATGCTTAAGGCTAAAAATACAGGAATCCCAATTGTCTATGGAACGTCTGGTCTTACAGTCATGTATCCAAATACAGGCCTACCTTCTCTCATAGTTCCTGGCTCTGGAATGCTTAATGAGTCTGGAAAGTTTAAACAGTACACTCTAGAAACTTGGCTTAGAATAAATTCTTATAGTAATGACAGAAAAAGAATTATTGGGCCGATTGCTTCAGATGATGGAATTTATGTAGATGGTCCATCTATTGGATTAAAAATAGGAAACGAATATAGCAATTACTATGTCGGCGAATGGACAAGGCCAATGCTAGTTCATATGCGTGTTGGAAAAGACACTGCCTCTCTTCTTATAAACGGTCAAGAAGTTATTTCTTTAAACTATTTAACAGAGTCTCTTTCTTTGCCCTCAATGCTAGACACAAGCAGAAAAGATCAAGACTGGATAGGATTTTATGCATATGACGATATATACCCAATAGAGATAGACTGTGTTGGAATTTACCCTTACACTGTAGCAACAGCAGTTGCTAAAAGAAGGTTTGTGTTTGGTCAAGGTGTGGATATTCCAGAAAACATTAATACATCTTACAGTGGAACATCTGTATTTATTGATTACTCATTTGCAGACTACTCTTCAAATTACTCTTATCCAAAGATTGGTTCTTGGAATCAAGGCTTTAGCGATAATGTTTCTGTGGCCAATAGAACCTTATCTGTTCTATCTCAACCCCTTCCAGAAATAGTAATATCTTCAAAAACAGAAGAAGAATTGTTTGCAGATTGTAAAGCAGTTCAACTAACAGATACAGAAAAATTCTTTTCTTTCAGACCAAACTCTTCGTGGAACTCTGTTACTGGATACATTTTCTTTAAAAACTTTGACTTTATAAATGCACCAGTTTCTACTTTTTATGGATCTTTTAGATTACCCCAAACATCTGCATCTGCTCAAACACTTTTTAAAATTGAAAAAGAAAACACAGGAAGTTATTTTTTAATACAATTATTAAATAATCAAATATCTTATATTATAAACTATAACGGAATTTCGGAAACCATTTATTCTCCTTTAGTTGCTGAACCAGGAGAATTAGTAGACATAGGTCTAAACATTCCAGCATTTGTATCAAGATTTGGAAATCTAGCATCAGACTTTTTCGGGTCTTTATCAGATTTGAGAATGTATGTTGGAGGAGATAAAAATGGATTATCAACATTTACTGGAAAAATTTACAATGTTGGTATATGCACAGATTATAATTTTCAGAAAATAAAGTATTTATTTAATGAGATAGGGGTTCCAGTTTGGAACGAAGACCTGTTTTCTGTCTACGAAAATACTCAGGGAATAGGCATAGATGGAGGTCAAGACACAACATTAATGACAGCCGTTCTGGGTACAACAGACACTGCATCTGGTGCAGTTTCTGGCGGTGGGGTATTGACTATTGAAGAAGATTCCTTGCTCGACCATATTGCAAGTTACACACTTTTACCAGATATAGTTTTTGACACATATAAACTTACAGTTTCTGCAAGCGCATATTGGGAAGACCAACTTCCATTAACATATTTTGCAGAATCAGTTATTGACAAAAGAGGGGATCAGTATTTTGATCTTGATTTTATTCAGTTTAACATTGACTATCCTATACCTTCAAAGACAGTCTCAGTAGAAACAAAGCCAGAGAGTTGGAGTTATGCAGAGTTAGAAAATCAATATGGTCTTCCAGTTCAAAGAACTTATGAGTCATTGGACAATTACCTATTTACTGGATACAACGACTATGAAGATTTAAAAAATAAAATATCAAAAGACTATTTTTATGACACAGATGGGGCAATCGTAAAAACATATGTGACCTTTCAATACACAAAGTTAGGTGCAAATCAAACATATTATTATTTTACAAAAACAGAAAGGCCATCAAGGAATGGAGTACTTGTTCCTGGATCTGACTGGATGACAACAAAATATGAAGTTGTAGACAATATGATTATATATCCTCCATCAGGGGTAGACTTTAATGATTTGTCAATTGTTACACACATAGAAATAAATGCTAAAAATTCAGAAACAAACAATATTTCAGTTAAGAAACTTTCGTATGTATCTCAAGCATTAAATGAATCTAACGCAAGTCCTATTGGGACAAGATTTGGAACATCTGTATACCCATATACTAAAACTGGAATTTACTACGACTTTAAAAGAAACAACCCTTTTGCAATTTACACTGGCTCATCCCCATATCTCTATTTAACTAAGAATAGCGGAATACAATTAAAAGGAAAGTATGATCCCTTGGTAAATAGAGGGCTAATGATTCCAGTAAATCAAAGTAGGGCTGAAGGCTTTAAGGTTATAGCAATGCAAATGGCTGTTCGATTTGATGGAGACTATTTCCCTTATTCTCCAACTCAAATATTTGAGATAGAAAGCAAAGACTCTTACATAAAGTTCTACATGGTAGCCAGTGATCCTTCTGGAAGAAGAGCAAAGATATATGCCATAGATGCAAAAACAGGACTTATTCAAAATGGAATTGGGTTTTACTGGAATGGCAATGTAGTAAAAGAGCCAGTAATAACTCTTCAAGAGTGGGGATTCCTAGGAATTAATTTTTCAAGCAGTTTGAATTTTTCATTTTTTGAAGGGGCAGTGAGATTAACTGGACCATTGCTATTCAACAGCATATCTTACTACCAGTCTACCAACCTGCAAGAAGTTCAAAATATAGCAGAAAGACCATGGTTTAGAGTAAAAGTATTAGATTCAGAGCGTCTTAACTGGAGATTTTGGAATATTCCTTCCTTTAACTGGAACAAGGTTCTTGTGTTGTCAGAAACCAGTTATTATGGAGTCAACCCTTCGGATATTTACAAGAGTTATACAGGAACAAACAAGATAATTATAGACGATGATAGACCAGTTCAGTTTGGAGAATACTCATATACTCTGTTTACAGAAGCAAATTGGGATCAGTTCGTACAAGATCCAGTATGATATGGTATACTTGTGGTTATGGATTCACTAATAGACCCAAAAACTGGTCAACCAATTGTAAAGAATGTAAGACGCCAAGTCATTGAAAAGAACTATGACTGGGGCCTTTATGTGTATAAGAAGGCAAATGGTAAATGGTTTACAGATGGAAACGGTTCTGTACTAAATATACCTTCAGATAAAAACGACTTTACTAGAATGGCAGAACTAAAAAAGACTGCAATGCATTACGGAGATCCAGGAGATGGTACATGCATATTTGTTCCAGGGCTAACAAGAGTTTCAGAAGAAGAGTATTCTGAGCAGGTAGACAGGCTAAATGCTGGCTTGATTCCATCCCTTAATGATCTTGGAGCAGTTCAGGCAGCAAAAGATACAATTGCTAAATACGGAGATGAGGATTAATTATGGAAGATAACGATTACGAAATCCACGCAAGAATTGATGATGCAATAAAGAAAGATGATACATTTTCAAAATCAGATCCATTTAACGGTAATTGGGATTCATTAAAATCTCTTGATGGGCTAGAGGCAAATTTCAAAAGACGCATAAGCAGATCTTCAACAAAGATGGTTGAGCCAACTACTCAGTATACAACTGCAGCACTTGCTGGAAAAAGCGGTATTGATGGAGCACAATCAAAAGAGATAAACCCAGGATTAGTATATGTAAACGGCTATGGAATGTTTGATGTTATTACACCACCGTGGAACCTTTACGAATTAGCAAACTATTACGACACCTCATTTGCAAACCATGCAGCAATTGATGCTAAGGTAGAAAACATTGTAGGTCTTGGATATGAGTTTAAGGTTTCTCAAAGAACAATGATGAGGCTTGAGTCATCAGAAGATAACAGTGCAACACAGAAAGCAAGAAAGAGAATTGAAAGAACGAAGATTGAGGCAAGAGACTGGCTAGAGTCACTTAATGACGATGACTCATTTACTGCAACAATGGAAAAGGTTTACACAGACTTACAGTCAACTGGAAATGGCTATCTAGAAATTGGTAGAACTACTCGTGGAGAAATTGGTTATGTAGGACACATACCTTCAACAACAATGCGAGTGCGAAGAATCAAAGATGGCTACGTTCAGATTATTGGAAACAAAATCGTTTACTTCCGTAACTTTGGAGCAAAGAACCAAAACCCACTAACAACAGATGCAAGACCAAACGAGATTATTCACTTCAAACAATACTCACCTCTCAACACCTTCTACGGAGTGCCAGACATTATGTCGGCTATTAATTCATTACACGGAGACTCGCTTGCTTCACAATACAATATCGATTACTTTGCAAACAAGGCAGTACCACGTTATGTTGTAACGTTGAAGGGTGCAAAACTTTCTGGAGATGCAGAAGATAAGATGTTTCGATTCTTACAGACAAATCTCAGAGGGCAGTCACACAGAACGCTATATATTCCACTTCCAGGTGATAGCGAAAACAACAAAGTTGAATTTAAAATGGAGCCCATCGAAGACGGTATACAGGACGGCTCATTTAAAGAGTATCGTAAACAAAACCGTGATGACATCCTAGTAGCACATCAAGTGCCACTGTCTAAACTTGGAGGTGGCGATTCTGGATCTATTGCAGCAGCACTTGCACAGGATCGCACCTTTAAGGAGCAGGTTGCAAGACCAGCACAAAGACAACTTGAAAAAATGATCAATAAGATTATTCGTGAAAAAACAGACATCATTGAATTTGCATTTAATGAACTAACCCTTACAGATGAAATTGCTCAGTCTCAAATTCTTGAAAGATATGTAAAGAATCAGATCATGACTCCTAACGAGGCTAGAGTTGTTTTAGATATGCCACAGCGAGATGGTGGAGATGAAGTACTAGATCTTAAGCCAGAGGCTGCAGCAGAAGCAACCACAACAAGAGCAAGAGATGCAGAACGCATAAACAACAATTCGGACAGTTCCTCAACCGTATCGGGAAGAAACCCAAAGGGCGAGGGAAGAAAGTTTGACGAATAGTCCAATTTGTCCACATTGTGATATAGTTGCAAAAAGGGGTATATAATATAATGGTGAGTAATATATCTAAGGCCCATTGGAATTCTGATGGGGATAATCTGCGTCTTTCAATGCCTTTTAGTAAGGTAGACAAAGAGCGACGAATCGTATCTGGATTTGCATCCTTAGACAATCTTGACAAGCAAGATGATATTGTAACAGCAGAAGCATCAATGGAGGCATTTGCAAAATTCCGAGGGAACATTAGAGAAATGCATCAGCCACTAGCAGTAGGCAAGATGGTAAACTTTAAAGCAGAAAAGTATTTTGATCCAGACTCAAAGAAGTTTTATAACGGAGTCTTTGTATCAGCATATGTTTCAAAGGGTGCACAAGATACTTGGGAAAAAGTTTTAGACGGAACCCTTGCTGGTTTTTCTATTGGCGGAAGAATGAACAAGTGGGATGATGGGTTTGACGAGAAGTCAGACAAGGCAATTAGAATTATTAAGCAATACGATTTGATTGAGTTGAGTCTTGTAGATTCCCCAGCAAATCAGTTTGCAAATATTGTATCTGTTGAGAAGGTTAACGGAGTGGACATTATTAAGGCTGATGAAACAGTTTTAGAAAATGTTTTTTATGATAAGGAATCAGGAATTGTAATGGTTTCAGAAAATGAATCAGAGGTAAGTCCAACTACTGGTGAACAAATGGCAAATATAGGTTTCGTTGAAAAAACGGATAATGAAAAGACAGACATGATAAAATTCTTAGTTGATAGTGCTAAAGGCATTAATACTTCTAAGATTAACAAGGAGGTACAACCTATGACAAAATCAAAAACACAAGTTGAAAAGACAAATGTAGTTGAAGACGTTGTGGTCGCTCCAGAGGCAGTTGCAGAAGTTACTGAAGAAATTGCCAAGGCAGAAGAGGTTGAAGCAACAGAAGTTGCTAAGACTGATGATGTTGTAGCAGAAGAGATTGTCAAGGCAGAAGATGCTCCAGCAGTCGAATTAGTAGTTGAAGCAGTTGTAGAAGTATCTAAGTCAGAAGAGGTAATTGCAGATGCAGTTACTGAAATGAAAAATACTCTAGAATCAGCCTTTAGCGATCTAGTGTCAACAGTAAAGTCTTTGCAAGCAGAAGTAGAACTTCTTAAGTCTTCAAAGGTAGATGTTGATACAGCAAAAAGTTCATTCGAAGCAGTTGCAAAAGATATTGCAACAGTTTCAAGTGAATTTAATGAATTTGGAAAACGAGTAGACGCTGTGGAAGCAGACACCGCATTCCGAAAGTCTGGAGATATCGGCGATATCTTTCAGAATCAACCTGAAACGGTTGAAAAATCCCTATGGGGCGGTAGTTTCCTCAAAACAGCCGATCTATTCAAATGAAAAAATCACTAGGAGGTGACAATATGTCAGAAGAAATAATCAAAAACCAGCCAGGCGAGAGTGCAAATCTAGGAGGAACAACTCCAGGTCTGTACCAAGGCCAAGGTGCTTTCGCATCAGGTGGAATTGGTGGAGTATCAAACCCAGGAGCAGACACACTGGGCAACATTCCAACAGCAACACTAGGATCTACAAGCGGAGCAAACGCTGTTAACCCTAGTGGTTCAGCCGCTTCTGGAATTTTGCGCCCCGAGCAGGCACGTCGTTTTATCGACTATGTTTGGGATGCAACAGTATTAGCAAAGGATGGCCGTCGTGTAACAATGAAGGCTAATTCAATGGAACTTGAGAAGGTAAACGTCGGTGAGCGTGTAATCAGAGCAGCAGCGCAAGCAGTTGGTAACTACACAAACACAGGTGCAACATTCTCTAAGGTCGAACTTACTACCAAGAAGATTCGTCTTGATTGGGAAGTAACAGCAGAATCATTGGAAGATGGTGTAGAAGGTGACGCTCTAGAAGATCACTTAGTACGCTTGATGACCAACGCATTCGCAAATGATATCGAAGATCTCGCTATCAATGGTGATGGTTCAACAGGTTCATTCTTGTCAATCATGCCAGGCTTTATCAACAAGGTAAAGACAAACAACGATGCACATGAGTCAGTAGTAACCGTAGCAGATAATGCTTGGACACCTGATGTAATGCAGGGCATCATCAATGCAATGCCACGTAAGTACCGTGCACTTAAGAACAATCTTAAGTTCTACGCAGGTACAGATGCATTCGGCGGAATCGTTAAGAATAACGGTACACTCGCTGATGCAGTTGCAGAAGCATTCTCAGGCCAGATGCCAGGATCAACCCAGGCAAACCGCCAATCATACCTTGATGGTATCGGACAGACATTCGGTGGAGCACGTACAACTCGTGTTCTCGGAATTGAAGTTCAGGAAGTTCCTTACTACCCAGCAGACTATATCGATTTGACATTCCCTGCAAACCGTGTATGGGGATTCCAAAGAGACATCACTGTAAACCGTGAGTACGTAGCGAAGAAGGATACAATTGAATACACTGTATTCGTTCGCTTCGGAATCAACTGGGAAGAAGAGGATGCAATTGCATTCGCTGACGCTGCTTCAGATGCATAATCTGTAAACAGTACCTTTAATGGGGGGCGGGAGTTCACTCTCCTGTCCCCCTTAATACTTTAATGATATAATACAAACAAGGAGGATACAAATGGAAAATAATAACCCGTTTTCAGAATACAAAGCAAAGATGCAAGAGAACCTTGATCAGCCAGTAGTTGAGACAGTAGTAGAGCCAGTTGTAGAGCCAGTAGTTGAACCAGTAGTTGAGGTAGCAGTCGAATCAGCAGTTGTCGAAGCACCAGCAGCAGAAGAGCCAGTTCAGTCACTAGGATTTACAGATACAGGTGCTATCGGATCAATGGCAGCAGATGGTCCAAAGAGAGATATTAAGCCAGCACAAGGCCTTGGAGACAAGGTTGCCCTATACTCAACAAAGAACGTTCGTTGGGAAGAGGCAAATGGAGCAGTTTATAGAGGCGTTAATATTGTAACAAAAGACCAAGCAGATAAGTGGCTAACTCGTTCACATGTTCGCATTGCAACACCCGAAGAAGTCCAAAAGAGTTTAGGGTAATTAAAGATGGAAATATTGAGAGTTTCGCCATATGCAGATATATCTGTTGATTTTGTAGTTCCTACGGGAATAACATCATCACCTATAACTGTTACCATAACGGATATGGCGGATCTTTCAGTATCAACATTAAACTTTTTAAATAAATCAGCAGGAAATATTCTTGATATAACTTTACCAGGAAACTACGATTCCTCTTATAGAGTCGAAATTGTTAAAAATCTTGGGGTAGTTGGAGAAGTAGTTCTTCAAGATGAAACCTATGAGATTGTAAGACCATATGTAGACCCATCAAAGAAAGCAACAACAGCATCAGACATTTCAGCCTATGCCTTAAATGAAGAAATTGCAAGAGCAATTATAGATTCTATTGTTATTGAAGGATTTTATTACAAGAAGAAGGTTCTTCATTTTACGGGAACTGGAGCAGACTATCTGCCAATCTGGGACGACGTAAAGAAAATTTTAGCGGTATACGAAAACAATAAACTAGTAGAGGATAGACAATACGAAGTATCGTCAGACAAGACAGCAATTATTGAAAAGTCCTCTGATAACATTAATCGTGCAGAATCTTCTCCACTAGTTTTGCCTGCAGCAGCATCAGATTCTTTAGATCCACAGTTTATCTATAGAGGGTTTGGCAAAACATGGGATTACCTAATAACTGTTGAGTATGGCCACACATCAGTACCATCAGACATCGTTAGAGCAACAGAGATACTAATCCATGACATAGAGTGTGGAAAGTTAGATTATTACAAGAGATTTATTTCTTCTTACAACACAGATCAATATAGAATTCAGTTTGATAAAGGTCTTTTCGAAGGAACAGGAAACATAATTGTAGACAAGATACTTTCAAAGTATACTAAGTCTATTACAAAACTTGGGGTGTTATAATGACAATTTGTGAAACTCCAGACTTTATGTTTCCAATGCAGGCCTCCCTTTATCATCCAATTGTTGAGCAAGGAGATTTCGGAGCAATCAAAAAGCAATGGGTTTTAGATAGAACTTTTGCCTGTAGTTTTTCATCAGGAGGTTCAGCATTTAAAGAAGATGTAAAGCCAAATGTAAACATTACCCAAAACTCACTTTTAGTTGGAAGAACAAAGTCAGACATAAGAATATCTTCAAGAGACAATAAAAATGCACTAACAAATATATTAGTAACAGACATAAGAGATCAAGAAGGAAACCTTATTTATATGGAGACTGCTGGTGTTCGAACTGGCAAACCAACTCTTTTTGAAATAGCAACCTGTGAACCCTTTGTCGGGCCATTCGGAGTTGTTGAGTCATTCAAGTTAGTTATTAGAAGATCAGAAAATCAATCAGGTGACCTATGAAACCAGTCTATAACTCTAAGAAGTTTAAGAAGGAAATGAACAACATAATGAAGTATTCAGTTGGCTTCCTAGACGGTGTTCAAAAAGGAAAGACTCCATTCTTAAAATCTTTAGGAGTCGATGCAGTTGAAATAATGAAGCAGTTCGTAGACTCAAATGCAAGAGTAAATCCATCAATGCTCCATCATATCTATGAATGGAACAGAACAGGAAGTCCAGCAGCAAGATTATACGATATAAATTTTACAGTAAGCAACATTGGACTATCTTTTAAATCATCATTCCGTCAATCAGAATCAATCCAGGATGGATCAAAAACACCATTTTATGACAAGGCAAGAATTATTGAGAATGGACTTTCTGTAGTTATTAAGCCAAGATCATCAGAGGTCCTGGCTTTTGAAGAAGATGGAGAAATGGTGTTTACAAAAAAACCAATTAGAGTTGCTAATCCTGGAGGCGTTGAAGCACAGGGTGGATTTGAACAAACTATGGATCTATTTTTTAATAAATATTTTTCACAATCATTCTTGAGAACTAGTGGAGTTGCACAATATCTTGAAAACCCAGTAGTATATAAAAAGAATTTAAGAGCAGGCAAAGCAAGAGGAAGAAGCAAAGGGCTTTCAACTGGATACACTTGGGTTGCTAATGCAGGGGCAGGTGCATAGTGGCTGCAGTAATCCATCATCCCCCAACAATTATTAATGCTTACTTGGCAGATAAGATAGGTCCAAGTTTTGGTTCCTCTGGAACAACTTATTTTTTCCCTACGCTACCTACTCAGATAGATGATCTTATAAACACATTCCCACAAAGTAATGGTGTTTTCGGTGTGTACGATAGAATGTTTAAAATGAGAAGAGAGGCTTTCCCATATATTAAGTGCGAGCAACTACTGTATTATTTTTATTCTGTAGGAGAGAATGCACAAAAGAATATGATCATAACCCAGCAACAGATAAGTGATCTTTTAGATCAAGCAGACGACTCAGCAAAAGACCTTAATGAGTGGGCAGCAGCAAACCCAGGAACTTGGAATGCAGAGTCTAAGCCATTGTTCTTTCATACCTTCAAGATCTACCAACTAGAAGAAACAAGAGACATTGTGGACTTCGCTACAGCCCGTACTTATGCGGGGAATAAGATAATCGTCGATTACGACTGGCATCCAAACCCTTAATAAAAGGTGTTATAATTGTACTGAGGAAACAAGCCCTTTTTAATAAAATGAAAGAGGTGAGATATATGGCATACAGCCGTGGTTCAAGTAGTAACATCATCGTAGGTGCAGCAGCACTATTTACGCATGATGCAGGTCCAATCGGACTTGATGTAGATGGAAAGATTACTGATACCCAAGCAGGTACAGATCTTCCAGTATTTACAGCAAGTGCAACATCATACAAGACAACACTGTCAGCAGATGATGCATACACAAATATCGGTTACACATCAAATGGTCTAGAACTAGCGTTCGAACCAGATTTTGGTGAAGTAGCAGTAGATCAACTTCTCGACGTTGCTCGTTTATTCAAGCAAGGTATGACAGTTAATCTAAATACATCTTTTGCAGAGGCAACACTAGAAAATCTTCTAGTAGCAATTGCAGCAGATGGTGGAGATTTATCTCCAGAGACAGCAGGTTTACAGACTCTTAAGATGTCAGCAGGCGACATTGGCGACGTTCCACTAGAGCGTGGTCTTGTAGCAGTAGGACCAGGTTCTGGTTCTGCAGCAGATCCAAAGGAAAGAATCTATGTTGCATACCGTGCACTTTCAATCGAAAGCGTAACAGTATCAGCAAAGCGTGATGAGGCTTCAATGTTTGAAGTATCATTCCGTCTCCTTCCAAACGATGACGCATCATACGGTAGAATCGTAGATCGTTCACTCGCATAATACAACTTAATATGAGAGGCTCAATCCTTCGGGGTTGGGCCTTTCTGTTTGGTATACTTATATAATGGCAACCAGCATATATCAAAAAAGAAAATTTTATTTTGTAGACAGAACAGAGATTATTGCTGCACCCCTTAAAATAAAATATCTTAGAGATTTCTTAGAGGAATTTGAACTAATCAAAAAAGCACAAACAGATAATGAGTCTATATCTGTTTTAGTTAATTGTGCTTTAATAGCAATGAAACAGTACGCCCCACACATCAACACAATAGAGGAACTTGAAGATAATTTAGACCTTCCAACAATCTATGAGGTTTTAGATATTGCAGCAGGAATTAAGATTAATCAAAAATCAGAAGAGTCTGTAAAGTCTCAAGCCGTAGAAAGCGGATCAACATGGGAAGCCTTAGACTTGGCAAAATTAGAATCAGAGGTTTTTGTACTTGGAATATGGAAGGACTATGAAGAACTGGAAGAGTCTTTATCTATGTCAGAACTAACTGCAACACTTGAAATAAAAAGAGAACTAGAATATAACGATAAGAAATTTTTTGCAGCAATGAAAGGTATTGATCTTGACAAACAATCTGGCAAAGGCAACGAGTGGGAAGACATGAAGGCCAGAGTCTTTAGCAAAGGCGCAACAACTGATGGAAGAGATATTCTGGCCCTGCAAGGTAAAAATGCAGAAAGGGCTGGTTTTGGAATAGGAAACGGTCTTACTTATGAGGTTTACGAATAGTCAAAAATAAGCCTGTCCTATGGTATAATTGACTAAACCTTATAAGGAGGAAATAATGACTGCAAAAGTTGAAGATAAAGAAGAACTACATCTTATCGACGGAACAAAGTTTGAAGTACGACCACTAAAAATCTCACTGCTAAAGCCATTCATGCAAAAGTTTAATGATTTGCAAGAAGTCGCAGAAGATAACGAAAAATCAATGAACGTTCTACTTGATTGCGTACAGATTGCATTCAAGCAGTATTTGCCTGCAATAGCAGACAACAGAGAGGCGATTGAGGAAAATCTAGATCTTCCTACAGTCTATAAGATTATTGATGCTGCGTCAGGAATGAAACTGGCAGATGCAACAGGTCTTCTAAACTCAATCAAATAAAGAAGAGGGTGTTAATGAGTGGCTGATGTAAACTCCAATATTGGTATTAATTTTGATACCACAGCAGCACTCGCATCTCTTCGTAAACTTCAGGCTGGGTTAAGCACATTTAATCAATCCCTAACTCAGGGTAACGTTGCAGCGATGAATGCCCAAAAGGGCCTAAATCAAAGTTTAATCCAGTCTATAAATGCAACTGGAAAGTTTGTCGCAAGTCAAAAAGAAATAGCAACAAGCACAGGATCTTTTACTCAGGCCCTTGAAAAAAATCAACTGTCAATGCGACAGTACTTTAGGTACACGGCAGCAGCAGCAACGGCCAATACTAAAGTCTTTAAAGGAATGTTTGCTCAAGAGCGTGAGATTATTAACCGTGCTCGTAAAGATAGAGTAAAACTTCTTCAGTCCCAGTATATTCAATTAGGCAATGCCAATGGTGACCTTGTCAAGGTTTTGCAGGTAGTTCCAAAGCACCTACAGATGGCCAATGGAAAGTACACAGACTATGCAACAAGAGTACAAATGGCTGCTCAGCGTCAGCAGTTCTTAAACCAATTACTAAAGCAAGGATCTACAAATCTTCTAAACTTTGGTAAGAATACTCAGTGGGCTGGTCGCCAGTTGATGGTTGGTTTGACAATACCTCTTTCTATCCTTGGGTCTGCAGCAGCAAAAACATTTTTAGAAATGGAACAAGCAGTTCTTAAGTTTCAAAGAGTATATGGAGATCTAACTACATCTGGAGATGCAACAAACAAAGCATTAAAAGATATACAGATGCTTGGAAAAGAATTTACAAAATATGGTATAGCAGTAAAAGATACTGTTGAGATGGCTGCAACTGCTGCAGCAATGGGTTTGACAGGTGGTGCTTTAAATGCACAAGTAATCGCAGCAACAAGACTTGCTGTTCTTGGACAGGTTGAGCAGCAGCAAGCACTTGAGACAACTATATCTCTTCAAAATGCTTTCGGTATATCGTCAGAACAACTTGCACAAAAAATTAATTTTCTTAACGCAGTAGAAAACCAGACTGTTCTTTCTATTGAAGACTTAACAATTGCAGTTCCAAAGGCTGGTCCAGTTATAAAGCAACTTGGTGGATCCGTAGAAGATCTTGCATTCTTTATGACTGCAATGAAAGAAGGTGGAATCAACGCATCAGAAGGTGCTAACGCACTTAAGTCTGGTCTTGCTTCTATGATTAACCCTTCTAAAAAGTCAGCAGAATTTCTTGCCCAACTTGGAATTAACATAAAGGGTATTGTAAATAATAATGCTGGAGACCTTAAGGGTACTGTAGTTGGTTTTGCTAGAGCACTTGATACTCTAGACCCACTCAACCGTGCAAGAGCAATTGAACAACTATTTGGTAAGTTTCAGTTTGCACGTTTGTCTACCTTATTTCAAAACGTAACACAAGATTCTTCACAGGCTGCAAGAGCACTTGGTTTGGCAGGGGCATCAGTAGAAGAGTTGGCAATTTTATCTGAACGAGAATTAGCAAAGGTTGAAGACTCAACAGGTGCAAAGTTTAAGAAAGCAATGGAGAACATAAAGAATGAATTAGTTCCAGTTGGAAAAGCATTTCTAGAAGCAGTAACACCAATTGTTTCTTCTGTAGGTAAAATATTAGAAAAGTTTAATGGCTTAAGTGATGGTACTAAAAAAGTAATAACAATAATGATTGGAGTAATTGGTGGTCTTGCTCCAATTGCACTTATGACATTTGGTATTCTTATGAACGGTGTAGCAAACGCCATAAAACTATTTGCAAAACTTCGTGGTGGAATTGCTCAACTTAACGGACAAAACAATGTTCTTGGTGGAGGGTTTGACTATTTAACTAATCAGCAAACAGAATTACTTGCAGAAACAAACGCTCTTCATACATCTCATCAACAACTTCTTTCTACATTTAATGTTGAAAAAACTGCAGTTGATGCATTGGCCTTAGCATATGGAAATGCAGCCAGCCAAGCAAGAGCCCTTGCAAGTTCATCACCAGGGCTGTTTAACTCAGTCCCAGGACCAGCAGGGGCCGTAGCAGGGCTACCTCCTAAGAAGTTTGCAACAGGTGGAGTTGTTCCAGGCAGAGGTAATGGAGATACAGTTCCAGCAATGCTTACCCCTGGAGAAGTTGTATTAACAAAAGAAGAGGCTAAAAATAATCCAACACTAATTGCAGCAATTCAAAATGGATCAGTAATGAAGTACAACGGTGGAACTGGAAAATCACAAACTGCAGGTCAATCTTCTAAGGGAGTGGCGTTTGATGTTGGTGGTCAGCAACTTCGTTTAGCAATAAAGCCAGAATCAGAAAAAAATGTTACAGCAGTAACAAACCTTGTAAAAGCAATGCAAGATGGATCAATGGGTGTTGAAAATGGAGCAGACGTTCTTCAAGAAGTTTTTGCAAGATTAGCAAAGGAAGGAAAGGTAAAACTTGAAACCTTCCTTGCAGAATTAAGAATTGTAACAGAAGAAATGAGTGGTGTCACTTTAGCATCTAATCAAATTAATGAGGCATCAGGTTTTACAGGCAAGGATAAGATTGCGGGTCACTCAGCAGGAGAATCTGAAGGAGGAGGCAGCAGTGTAAGAGATGATATGTACGCAGCAGGTCGTGGTGCAGAATATGAAAGAATGCAAAAAATTGCCAATGAGTCTGGAGATAGAATAGATCAAGTTCCTGGTATGAAGCCACTTCAAAGACCAGATGCAGATCCATCAAAGGGTAAAAAGGGAAATGTTCAGTTAGACAGAGGCCATATTGCTTCTCCTGGTGCAACAGCAAAATCAGTTTCTGAAGGATGGGACCCAGACTTGTGGGATATCTCAACCCACTCAGAAAATGAACTATCTGAAATGCTTGCGCCTAAGCAAAATGAAGACGGCACAGAAAAAGCAAATGCAGCAAGAGATCTTTATTTTAAAAAATTAGAGGCACTTGAAGCAAAAAAAGAAGCAACAACAGAACAAATAAATTCTATAAAAGAAAAAATTCTTGTTAATGGAGCATTGAACGAAGAAGAACTTCAGATCCAGGCAAGAGTCCTTCAATCAATGTTGGATGACACAGAGTTTATGGCTAAAGAAACAACAGGAAAGAAAGGCAACAAAGGAACTGTTGCAACCCCTGGATTTAAAAGAGCAGCAACAGCAACAATTTTTGATGCTGAAGGCCGAGCAAAATATCCTAAAACAGACATTGCAGATCCAAGATCTAAAGAAGAGCGTGTTGCTTCTGGAATGGCAAAAGTTGAAAAAAGAAAAGGAAAGTTTAATGAAGACGGTGGCGATAGTTTTGTCCCACTATCAGAAGCCGAAAAGAAAGCAAGGCTTGATTCAATCACAGTTGCTAAAGATGTAGACGCAGATCTTACTGCTGCAGAAAAGAAAGCAGAGACAGCATCACCATCAAGACGAACTAAGCGTCTTGGAAAAGACATTGCAGATGGTCTTGCACAAGGAATAGAAGAAGGAACTCCTGGAGTCAAAACAAAGTCTTCACAACTTACTGATGCAGCACTACCATCAGCAGCAGAAACACAAGCAAGAGTTGGCAAGATGGATCTTGGAAACAAGGCATTCTATGATGACATTAATACACCAGAGATGCGTGATGAAAGACAAGTTCTTAAGTCTTTAGATAGACAAAGAAGAAAGCGTGGGGCTAAGGGTTCTGTAGAACTTCCAGCAGATAAATCATCAGTCAAGTCTAAAGTTCGTTTAGCAAAGAAAACACAAGTACAAAGTCAAGAGATTGCCAAGGAAACAGAAAATGTAGCAAAATCAACTGTTCTTGTTGCAGAAGAAACAGATGAATTTGCAAATGTAACTCAGGCTGCGGTAGATGCTCAAACAACAAATACATCAAATTTGATCACCACTAACCAACTAACCGATGCAGCAAATAACAATCTTGGTCAGATGCTTCCAGCAATGGACAAAGCAGGAGTTGCCCAACAAGATCTTGCAGATTCTTCGGCAAATATTGCAAAGACAAATGATCAAATAGACGCAGAAAAGAAAGAACAGTTAGCACAACTAAAATCATATAACGCTCAAGAGGCTGCACGTATGGCAGCAGAAAATGGAATTGTTCCACCAGGAAGTCAGACAGGGAATGAAGAGTTAGGCAAAAACAGAATGGGATCTGTTGCTGCATATGAAGAAGCGTCTACTTATACCAGAGATAAAAATGGAAAAATACTGTTTGATCCAGAGCGAGATGCAAATGGCAAGAAGCAACCAACAACTCTTTCAGCAAAACAAATTAAACAAAAGAAACGTGGCATGCGTAGAGAGAAGGTTGGTAGGACTTCTGGAAAGGTGTCAGGAGGGCTTGGAACTGCAGCAATGGTTGCGGGTATGGCAGGAGCACCACCAGCAGTTACAGCAGCCCTTGGAGGCGCAGCAACAGTAGCACAGTTTGCTCCAATGCTTGCTGGTCTTACTGGTCCACAAGGCATTGCTGCTGCAGTTGTTGCAGTAGGAGCAAGCCTTTATTTATTAAATAGACACTTCACTGCATCTGCCAGAGCACAAGCAAAATTTGTAAAAGATATAACCGCAACAACAGATAAGATGAAAAAAATTGGTGAGTTTACTGGCACAGTTGGTGCATCTGAGATCATGGCAAAAAGAGCAGAGGCTGGCTTTAGTGGTGGATATATCCCAAGAGAAAGAAAGGGACAAGAATTTGGAATTACTTTTTCTGAGGGAGAAGTTGGAAAGCAGATGGCTGCATCCTTTGTTACCAGCATGGAAAAGTTTGGATCAAAAGAGGCAGCAAAGATATTTGGTTTGGAGTTAGCAGCATATGTAGCAGACGGAGTTTTGACTGCAGAACAAGCACAAGGAATAGCCTTTGCAATTGGATCAAAGTTTAAAGATCAAAACATAATGGTTGATATAGAGGCCCAACTCAGTAATGTAATCGGAATGAATGGGGAAGACCTATCAAGAGATCCACTAGAACTCAGATTAAGACTTGTCTCAGAAGGAAATAGGCAGGTACAAAGAGAAATTGATGCCATGATGGATAAGGCAGACAACACAACCGTATCTGGTGCAGATGAAGCAGCACGAGTAGCAGGGTTCCAACTAAATGCAATAACCCTTGCACAATTAGCAGCAGACTCTATGGCAAAATATTATGAGGATGAAAAGAAAGTTTTGGAAACACAACTTGCTGCAACAGCAAATAAAGAAGAACAAGTAAAGATTCAAACAAAACTAAGTAATTTAATTCAAGAGTCTTCAGATTCACAACAAATTGTAAATGACCAGATGCTACAACAGATAAATAGTGCTATTGCTCAGTTTGATTCTAAAATTAGAACTAATAACGTTGGCATGTTTAGTGACAAGGCAAGAAGAGAAAATGCTTATTTTGATTCATTAAAGCAGTCTGTTACATCTGCATATGCTGGAACTGGTATGGAAAAAGACGCACAAACACTTATAAGCAGAACATCAAAAATATCTGATACCGCATACAGACAAGGATTTGATAACACTGGTGGAAAAACCGCTTATGATAAAGGTCAAAATCTTGAAGTAAAAATTAATATGCTTGTGGCAAACAAGTTAATTTCACCAATGCAAGCAAATGCATTTTTAGATTTATTTGAAGGAAACCTTCCTGACCTAGAGACTACCCTAGATGTAGGAATTCAATCAAGGGGTGCTGCCAAGACATCAGAACTACTAGGAATAATGACTAGGTTTGAAGATAAAGATTCTGCCAGAAAGATGGCAATGAATATAACCATGGAAGATAATGAGACGTTTGATAGGCTTACAAATATTCTTGGTCTAGCAAATATGCTAGACGGTAAAGAAATTGATATTGATATTATGTTTGGTGGAGTTGAAGGAGAGTCAAGACTAAAAGTTTTAGATGAGCAATTCCTTGCACTAACCAATAATGTAGATGCTCTTGCAGACAAAGAGATAACAACAGACTTCTTGGTTAATTTTGATCAAAACTATGGAACAGATGTATCTAAGGCTGACTTAGATTTTATTAAAAAAGAATTTGCAGGGGATAAAAAAGGTCAAGTAAATGCATTAAGAACATATGAAATAATCTCTCAATATGTAAATAGTATGGAGTTTGATAGCCCAGAAGCAGAAGAAATGTTTAAGCAAGAAGCAGAAAGAAGACTTGTTGAAGGATACAGGACTAGAGCAGATAAAAGTCAAACTTTTGATGAGTATCGTAATGTTAATTATGCACTTTTGCTTGATGAGGCAAAGAGTGATTTCTTACTAGATAAAGATGGATTTATTCAAACTAGGTTTAAGGCTGTAATTGGAACTACTCCAAAGATAAATGCTAATGATGGTGGTAACGGTCCTGGTGACGGTGGAAAAGAAAAGAAGGACCCTCTAGAGTTCCTTGACTCACTTGCAATGAGAATTAAGAATGTTCGTGATGGAGCATTTGATGCAACAAAGCCATTACAGTCTATGCTTGCTGCTTTTAGTAATCCAAAAGTAAAGAAAGACATGGCTACTGCATTTAAGGTGTTTGATGGTCTGCAACAAAGAATGATTGGTATGAAGGTTCCAAAAGAATTTAGAGATATGATCGCTTCTATGTCTTCTGAAGACTTTAAGGAACTAGCAAACCTTAAGGGTAATAAGGCTATCTTTAAGTTTAAGAAAGATAAAAATGGAAAAGCCTTGCCAAGAACAAAGGCAAATATTGAGGCTCTTACCGACACTGGTAAAAAAATGATGAAGACATACAATGAGGCTATAGTTGGAGAAGGCAACGTTGTTAATAGAGAAGTAGTAGAACAAATTTCTAATCAAGAAAAGGCATTTAAGATTTTGATTTCAGAAGGTGCAACTGCAACAGAAGCCCTAGAGCATGTTCAGGATGCAGCCCTTGCTGCAGCAATTGCATCAGGTGCTCTTGGCAAAGAAGGAAGTGCAGAAAGAAAGCAATATATTGCAGATCTTAAAAAGGCTGCTGACGAAACAGAAAGGTTTGCCCTTCGTCAAAAAATGATTACAGCAAATGAAGAGTTTAAACTTCTTGAGCAAATGCCAAAACTTGGAAGCGCAATGAAACTTGCAGGATTCTCTGCAGACCAAATGCAAGAAGTGTTAAATGATCCAGCACTTGCAAAGAGTTTAATTGAAGATCTTAAAGATGGAAAGGTTGACTCTAAGGAAATAGCAGACTACCTAAACTCTATTGAGGCTAGAAAGATTATTGATATCCAAGTAAACTATAACTCTGGAAAATTCTCTGAGTCTGCCCAGCCTGGTATGGACCTTGTAGATGAGATGTTCTCTGTTCAAGAAAGCATGCTAAGAACTGGTGCTGATCCAAAAACAAACGGTATGGTTAAGACATTGCAGGCTAATGAAGAAAAGTTAATAGACCTAGAGTTAGCAGCCAAGCCAATTAGAAAAGAAATCGAATTGCTTAATCGTGAGATTAGGAACATAGAGCAAGAGATTGAGAAGAATTACACAAGACCTATAGAAGGATTACAAGAAGAGATTAGCGACCTAGAACGAACACTAGAAATAGATCCAAAATTTGGTGATCGTGCTATGGAAGCAATCAATAAGCAAAATGCTAAGATGTCAAATGATGCTGCAATCATGGCGAACCAAGCAGAAACAATTAATGATAAATATGACAAGCAGGCAGAGGCTCTTGCTAAGGTTGCAGAAATAAATGAAGATATTTTAAATCAGCAAAAGAGCCAACTTGATATTGCAGGTGCTTTAACTAGCGGAGACATTTCAGCAGCAGCCAAGGCAGCACAAGAAGCCCGTGCACAGTCAGCACAAAGATTTAGTGGTTCTTTATCTCAAGCATTAGACCAATCCAGAGCAAATGAAATTGATGGGCTTAGAGGAGCAGAGACTGGCTTCTCTCAAAAAGAGATTGATCAAAAGCAGTTTGAAAATGCTCAAGCACTTTACAAAATGGAGAACGATCCAGCACGACTTAAGATTGTTTCAGATATCAGAGATAAGCAAGATCAGATTTACAAACTAGAAGAGTTGCGTGAAAAGAAACTTGCCGATATTCAAATAAAACAAGATCTCATTCTTAAAAAACAAATAGAGCAACTTCAACCACTAGAAGATCAGATTGCAGACATTACATATTCAAATGAACTGATACAGGCACAGATAGATAAGTATGTCAAGGGCATAGAAGTTCTAGGAAAAACCCAATCAGAGTGGGATGCAGTCAAGGCTAAGATTGACGCAAACACACTTGCAGGTAAAAACTTTGATGCCCAACTTGGAGCATTGCTTGCTTCAACAGATGCAATTGACAAGAAGTGGCAAAGCATTCTTGATAAGTTGGCAGCATATAATGGAATACCACAGGGAGTAATTGACGCCAAGACCCAGGTTGAACAAAATGGTGCATCAGCAGATGCACAAGTAGCAGCAGATAAAGCAGCAGCCGATGCAGTCATAATTGCAGCACTAGATAAAGCAATAACAGGAAAAGATGATGGATCTCCAACAGCATCTGCCAATGCTGTTGTATCTAGCACAGTACCAACACCAGTTAAGGCACCAGTAAAAACAGCAGTAACTGTCAAGTCTGGAGACACACTTTCTAGCATTGCAAAAGCAAACAAGACAACTGTGGCAGCACTGCAGGCTGCAAATCCTGTATTAATGAGTAATCCAAAATATAATGATGGAAAAACAATATTCTCAGGAACAAAAATTACAATCCCTGCTCCTAAAGCACCAAGTGTTGGTGGTGGTGGCGGATCAAGCAGTATGATGTTTAAGTCTAAGGGTGGACTTATACCTAGGTATTTTGCTAGAGGAGGATTTGCAAGAGGAACAGATACTGTCCCAGCGATGCTAACTCCAGGAGAGTTTATTGTTAGCAAGTATGGTGTAGATTCTTACGGTGCAGATAATCTTAAAAAGATAAATAACGGAGATGCACCTGTCGGAGCAGTGTATAATAATACATATACGCTAACTGTTAACGCAAAGACAAATGCTAATCCAAATGAAATTGCACAGGCAGTAATGTCAACAATTAGACAAGTTGACGACAGAAGAATTAGAGGGGTGTCATTAAATGGTCGATGAAGTAATAGATCCTAGAGTCACATATATGCTTGGCCGTAAAAAATATAGAAGACCAAGCGGTATGCTGTGGTCAGAAAATAGTGGCACACTGCAAAACGAAATCTATGTACCTAATGGTCATGAGGTAGGGGCAGATCCGCTAGGAGTTGAAGACTCGTCACTAATAGATCAGTTCTTACTCATCACTGACGATAACAGACAACCACTACAGTTTAAAAATGAAAGAATAGAAAAAAGAGAAAGAATGATTAATGGGCGAATGAGATCTTATCATATTGCTGACAAACTTACTTTAAGTACTAGTTGGTCTCTAATTCCTTCTAGGTCTCACGAGGATGTTCCAACATTTGATACAGAAAGTGGCTCGTCTCCAAAAAAATCATATACAACAGATGGCGGAGCAGGTGGTGCTGATATGCTAGAGTGGTATGAAGCACACAAGGGATCTTTTTGGGTATTTCTTGCTTACGACAGAAAGGGTATATTTAAAGGACAGCCAGATGCTTATGATAACCTACAGGAATACAACCAACTAATTGAAATGTTTATTAGTGACTTTTCTTACTCTGTTGAAAAACGAGGAAACAAGTTTGACTATTGGAATGTCTCAGTAATTTTGGAAGAAGTATAATGTTTGAAGACAAAGACCTACAATCATTTTTAGAGACTGCTGATACTGTTAGAACTAAGTCAGCAGTTATTGCAGAACTAAATATGAATAGAACAAATAATATTAGGCATATTGGAAACTATAGATACAGACCAACACAGACATCGTCAGTCTATTCTTCTTTACCAACAAGTTTTGACATTAATGACTCTGGAAATTTTTATACAGGAGCAACTGACGCAGATGTTTCGATTGATGGCACTTTTGAAAATGAGACTACTCCAACTCCCTTTTTAAGTAAAAAAGAAAAAATACAGACCCTATACTCGCTAGAGAGTTGTTTTGAAAAATTTAGACCAAGGTCTGGAATAAATAAGGCAGTATATTTTGAAAATGTAAAACTTCATCATCCTAATATGTTTATGGCAGATAGACCAAGGTATTATATGCCAGAGAAAAAAGACAAGTTTAAGTACTGGACATCTTATAGAACGGAGTCTGGTAAAGAATATGGGATTTCATCAAACGTAAATGGTACTCAGAATTATATTGAAGACGCTTGCCCTTTTGTGGTTTATAAAAATAAAGTGCCAACAAACAGGGTTGTGCTCAAGATGCAAACGCATACTGGAACTGAAGACCTGGGACCATTCTCATCTTCAACAGGCTCTTTTATTGATCCATTTTACGGAGAAGTAAATCAAAAGGTTCCAAGTAAGTGGAAGATTCAATTCTTAAAAGATAATAATTGGCAAGATGTTATTTCTTTTAATTCATCAAAAAGAAGAAAAGATGGTTCTGCAATTATCAAGAGCGATGGGTATGTTGAAATTGCTTATGGGTTTATTGTTCCAGATGAATGGGTAGACACATTTGTATTTGCAGAGACATACTCAAGCGATATTCTTCTTCCTGAAAAGTCTGTGTTAGGCTATGCATATCTTATAAAAGAAAATAGCAGTGATGTAGGAAAGTATCATATATGGAACGGAACTGGCTACACAGTAGTAACTCCAAAGTATGGATGGTATGTTCAGGATGAAACTGTTGACAGACTGACTAATTTTCTTACAGATGCAACATCTCCAGATCAGTTTGTAAACTCACTAAACAATAAGATTCAGTACAGGGAGTTTGAATACATATCTGGAATTAGAATTGTTGTAGATTCAATGACCTCAAAAGACTCAACATTTGACCTTATTGAAATATCTCCTAGACTCACTATGAACCTTTCTGATAAAGTTATAAATTATTCAATCAATAAAAGTGCTTCTGACTTAGGACTAAGCGGTTTGCCTGTTGGCCAATTAGTTGCATCAAACGGAAGCGTTAATATATTTGATCATGACCAAGCATTTAATGATAATAATCCGTTAAGTATTATAGCAAAGTATGTAGACAGTCATGTACAGTTTAAGTTTTATGAAATTATTATAGATGTTAATGGTTGGGACTATTGGGTTCCAATGAAAACATTATACTCAGACTCATTTCCAAAAGCAGATTTAGAGAATAAAAGAATTGCAATATCTTTAAGGGATATGTATTGGTACTTAGAATCACTTACGGCACCAGAAATATTGATGACAGAGGTTTCTGTTAGTTCTGCAGTATCTCTTTTGTTAGACAGTATTGGATTTTCTAATTACACATTTAAAAGAGTTTCAGGTGAAAAAGAAATGATTATGCCATTCTTTTTTGTTGCTCCAGATAAAAGTGTTGCACAAGTACTACAAGACTTAGCAGTATCAACACAGACAGCGATGTTTTTTGACGAATACAATAATTTTGTTATGATGAGCAAAGACCATATAATGCCAACCGTTGCACAGAGACCTACGACCTTTGCTCTTAAGGGGACTAATGATTTATATCAAGACAAAGAAATAAAAAATAAAACATCAGACAACTCCAAATTAGCAAATATTATTTCAGTTTCAAACGAATCAAACTCGGTATACAACGGAGGGTCGATAAATTATACTGTAAGACATATTCAAAGATCTATTGGAACTCTAAGACAAGCAAGTCTTTTAGAAGATGAAAGAATGTATGTGTATAAGCCAGCCCTTCTTTGGGAGGTCTCTGGTACTGAAAATACAAAGTCAATAAACAATGAGGTTGGAACACAGTCTTCTTATGTCCTTGCTGCCATACCTTTAAATTCTAACCTATCAAAAAATGTTCCAGAAGTAAAAAACGGCATAGTAATAAATAATACATTTAGCCTTGGAGAAGCCATATACTGGATCACCAGATACAACGGGTATTTCTACTCTGGTGGAGAAGTAATAAAATATGATGCAGTTCAATATAATGTTACTGGGTTTGGCAATGTTTGGATATCCTCCGTTGAAGAGTACCAGAATTATTTCTCTAAATTGCCATTTAATGGAAAGATCTACCCTACTGGCCTTGTAAGGATTTACTCTGTTCCTAATTACTTTGAGCAAGAAGGAGTTATCAAACTTAAGAATGGTCCAGTAGCAAAGCATGGTCGTGGTCAGTTTGGAACGACAGTTGTAGAACATTCTGCTGGAATATCTGATTACTGGAAATCTGATGATAACGTAAAGGGCTGCTCTATGGCCTCAGAATATTTGTTTGAAACAAAAACTGATTCTCCAGTAACCACTGTTGCATCAGCAGGAAAGACATTGAGTACTGGCATTTCATCAGATGCCTTAGCAAGAACTTCAACAAGAACAGGACTTATTAAAAATTTCTTATCAACTTCTTTAACAGGAGAAATAACCACAAAGACTCAACAAGTTCCTGGCTCTGTGCAGTCATCAGCCTTTTGTTTAAATGGACCTAACTTTACAACAAAAGATAAACCAAGAGATTTTATATCATATGTTCATAAGCCTTTGACAGATAAAAAATATAAGCATTTTGGTACAAGGGTAAGACTAGTTGGTAAAATAGAAAACAATCAGGACAGAGGTCAGACTGCTAATGGTGCAGCAGCATACTATACTGTAAACGGATCTACACCAGATAGAAATGTTACAATTTCTGGAGGCTCTGCTGGAATAGCAGTAATGCTAAACCCAACTACCAACGTTGGTTATTATTTTGAAATTGCAGCCCTTGGTCTAAACAAACTATCAGAAAAACAAAAAGAAGATGTCCAAAATGTTTTATTTTATAAGATTAAGTCTAATGAAGGAAAGGCAATCCCAGTCTTACTATATAAGGGTTTGGCTAAGATCATTGTAGATGACGGTAAATTTACAGGCCAGTCAAGGCTGTTTGCTGAAGAAAATCCGACGGTATATGACTTAGCAGTAGAGTATGAAAACATAGGGAAAATAAGAAGATTCTATCTATACATAAATGGAACACTAGTAAAGACAGTAGACGATACTGATCCACTGCTAGAGTATTCAAACATTGCACTATTTACTAGAGGTTCTTCAAGAGCGATGTTTGAGAATGTATATGCTTTGTGCAACAACTATTCACAGAATACATCCTTTTCTTTAGGAACCGTTTCAAACTCTGTGTTTGGAGATTCTGATATTGATGCAAACAATTCTTTTAGAAAATATGCTCTTAGTGGGCTTATACAAAATACCTATCTTACAGGAGTAGGATCCTCAGAGCCACCAAAATATAATATTTATTTTGAAGAGTTTGGAAGCATAATGAGAGAGGTAGCAGAATTTAATTTTAGATATGATAAAGCATACCCAGCACTTACTGCAAAAATTTCTCCTACCTTTAATAAGGTAAAGGGGTTTGTCGTTTCTGGATTTAGAGCAGGCTCTTATGGAGCAGAGTTCTTGGTGTTTAATGCAACAGATACTCTTCTCAGCCTAGACGAAACAAGCGGAAACTATTTAAGAATTCAGGGAATTACTTTTACTCAACAGTCAAACAACACTTTAACAGTTGATCAGTATTTTACAAAAAATAGTCTTATGTCAGATCCAAAGTTTGTTGCAGATAAATTAATTTCAAATCCTTTTAAATTTAAGTTAGACTATGAAGACATTAAGTTTAGCAGAATGCAACATGGTAAAAAAGATTTTTCTTTAGACGCTGCCTATATTCAGTCACAAGATGAGGCATCAGAACTAATGAAGTGGCTTGTTACAAAAATATCAAAACCAAGAAAGTCTTTAGGTGTTAAGATATTCTCTATTCCAACAATCCAACTTGGAGATATTGTTAGTTTAGATTATAATGAAAATGGAATAGATATTGCAGCAGACCCTTCTAATAGATTTGTTGTATATAATATTGATTTTTCAAGAAGTACTAATGGTCCAGAGATGCAACTATTTTTAAGTGAGGTGATATAGTGGTAGATACAGGAACACCAGCAACAGCAGGAATCCCAGATCCAGTCAAGACAAATACGTCTGACGCTGTAAAAATTGCAACACCAGACCTTCTCGTATTTGGAGACGAAGTTGTTGCTATTGAAGTAATGACAGATCTTATATTTGAAGATATCGGTGGTTTTGAACTTGCAACAATATCCAGACATGATTTGGTAAATGGTCAAGCAGTAACGTATGCACCAATTAAAAATTTAACAGATCTTTATCTACAGTATAATCCAAATAATATTTTAGCCCTTCAGTCATCTGATTCATATTTTAAATCTTTATCTTTGTCTATTTTTGATCATATCCCCGTTTGTGGAACTGGCTATGACATCTCCCCACCAGAAAGCAACCCAACAGAACAAGACAAAACTAAGTGGATAAAAACACCCAACTGTAAGTCAGTCTACATAGACCCGTATACGGGAGACCTGATTATTAATTTAGTTAATGTTAAAGAAAATGAGCGGGTAGAGGTTCAGATTCTTGCTGATGGAGAAATTTTTAATGATACAATGTATGATGGGAGTAATTAATGATAACTAATATAGGTAAAAATATTTTAGCCAAGTATCTTGTAGGACAGACCCAATCATATGCCTCACACATTGCTGTAGGCTGTGGACCCACCCCAGTGGCTTCTGACGGGGGTAATTTGGGAGACTACGCACTAAAGAAGTCCTTGGACTTTGAGATGTTCCGTGTTCCAATTATATCTAGAGGTTTCGTAAATGAGGACGGTATTGACAAGGTAGTCCTGACCGCAGAACTACCGACAGAAGAAAGATATGAGATAACAGAAGTTGGAGTGTTCTCTGCTGGATCAAATCCAATTGCTGGATCTTTTGATAGTAGAACTGTTTATTCTTTTGCAGACTCAGATAATTGGCTATACCAACCACTTGGTGCTTCTGCTATAGATATTCCAGTTAGATATGGTCCTCTTGATGGTGATTCCGAAAACGGTGTAATAAATGAAGCAGCCACTGTCTTTGCAACAAATGCAGACAATAGAATTTTTACAAACCCAACTAGAATAGCAAGAAATGAAAGATGTAGATTCTTAAACAATATAATTGCAATGGCTGGAAACACTTCTACACTTACAGCAACATCACTTGGTAAATTACAAATTACTCCTGGATCTAAGTTTATTAGATTAAATGAAACATCTGTAGATTTTACAAAAAATAGTCCATTAGATGAACTAAGGCTTGCATTCTCCGTTGTAAGCAAAAGCCCTAGTGCAAACACGGTCCCAGACAATGTTAAAGTTTTACTTGAGTTTTCTTACACTGGCACAAACAATACTAACGAGTATGCAAGGTTTGAGGTTAATATTGATGATATAACTAATACTACTGGAACAGCAACAGACAAAAGAAATCTTGCAACAAACAGATACCTAGTAGTAAAAAAAGCGTTTAAAGATTTGGTTAAAACAGATAACTTTGATTGGAGAGAGGTCTCTGTGGCAAAAATTTATTCTTGTGTTACTGAAGCAGGATCTCCGTCTAATTTGTTTTATGTTTGCTTAGATGGATTAAGATTAGAAAACACATCATCTACAAACTCTTTGTACGGCCTTACAGGATACTCTGTAATTAAAAGTGTTGGTGCAAAGCCAATTATAAAGTCAGCAAACACAACAAACTATATTGAATTTAGATTTGCTTTGGGTGTTTAGTTATGGCAGACAAAGGAATAAGAAACATTGTCATTAAAAAAGATTTGCTTGGCAGAGTAACCTTTTCAAACTCAAGAGTTGTTAGATTTAGGATTGTTGCAGAAGATCAAAATAGAAAATCGGCATTTTCAAAAATTTTTATTACTAATTCACAGGATGTTGTATTTGGTACAGGAGATCTTAATCTCGTTGGCAATACTGTTCTTGCAAACTGGTCTGTTAGCCAGGCATCAACACAAACAGAATATGACATTTTTGTAGGATTTGATGGAGCAACACCAACATACTCAGGATCTACAACATCACAAAATTATTCTTTTTTAAAAAATGGAACACAGTCTGTAAGGGTAGTTGTTCAAGTTGCCTCTATTAGCCCAAAACTTGCAGACGTATATGATCAGAATAATGTAAAAACAAACCACTTAGAGGTCTATTCTAAAACCTTGAGTCTGGTATAATTATAGTATGGCAATTTTACCCGTACCAGAGCGAGGACAACCTTTAGACGTAACATATATCTACCAGATTGTTAAGGCTATTAATGATCTTTCCGTTCAGGTCTCTCCATCAAACTCTAAGTATGTAACAGTAGATACTCCAAATGCTGGAAAGCAAAGCGTTAAGGCATCTGAAGCAAGAGTTATTGGGGGCTATGTTCAGGTTACAACAAGCACAACCCAGACTGCTGGAGCCTCTCAGTCATTTTCTTATGACTTCCCAAGCGAGTTTAAGTTTGCTCCAGTAGTAACAGCAACACCAGTAAATGTTGGAAATACTGATGCTGGTAAAGACGTAACTGTTACACTCAAAAGCGTTTCAACCTCAAAGGTTGAGGGAACTATTAAGTTCAATGCTGGAGGAGACACAAGCGTTGGTATCAACTTAGTAATCATTGGAATACCAAATTAATGATCAAATGTCAAAAATGTAACGGAAGAATGTTCATCGATAGACAGTATACAGAGATAAACAATCTAGAGTTATATTGCATTATGTGCGGATTAAGAAAATTTTTTCATCCGCCTAACAATTCTCAGGAGGGCCGATGGCTACTAAAAAAGGAACAATTGAGAGCGAAAAATACAATGAGTCACCTGTAATTCCAGGTAACAAAAAGGTTTGGTTTCTTAATGGAGACCTTGTAAGGATCCATCACATAAATAGATCAAATGGAATAATGTCTGTTTATAATATTACAAAAGATCAAATAGAAAGTTGCTTGATCGGAGACTTCAAAAACAAAAGAGAACGAGCCTACACTGTAGGCCAGACTGCTGATTTAGTTAATCGTCATAAAAAATATATGCCTGATTTAATGAAGAGAGGCGTAATCCCTGCACCTACTGGATCTCAAAAGGGTGGGGCTAGAGGTTTTCAAGTAAGATCATATTATTCAGAATCGCAGGTAAAGGCAATACGTGATATACTTGCTTCATACCATATTGGTAGACCAAGAAAAGACAAATTAATAACAAACGATATTACGCCCAGCAAGCAAGAGTTGACACGCAGGATGGGCGATGGTATACTTACTTATAGGAAAACAGAAGATGGAAGGTTTGTTCCAATCTGGAACGAGTCTATTTAACGAGGGGTATAAAATGGAAAACGAAGAGACAAAGGTATCCGTTACACTTGGATACACGCTTAATCTTGGCAACTTTCAATCACTAAGACTTGATCTTGGAGTTGTTGATTCAAAGCGCAACGGAGAAAATATTGATCAGGCTTTTGAGCGTGTCTACAAGTTTGTTGAAGATAAACTTACAGACAAGATCAAAGAAGCACAAGAAGAGGCTGCTGAAGCATAATGGCCGAACGCAAAGACCGTATGGCTTTGCTTTCAAGATACAGCAAGTATCATACCGCAAGGTACGAATCAAAGCCATCTCTTAATCTAAATGTAGAGCAGTGGGCTTCTGATGCCCTTGTAGAATCATACACACTGCCAGGATGCTACGATATACTTGAGTATTACTTTACCGTTTCGGAAACCCCCTCATGGAATTACTTTGCATACAATGCAGAGAAAATATTACAGGCAAAGAAAGATAGACTAAAGGATAGTCAAGAAAGAGCAGAGCGTAGGAAAATGGCAAAGGAGTGGTTAAGTGAATAACACAGAAGCAAAATTACTTACGGCTGTTTTAAAAGATAAGCAGATCCATGTTCTTCTTCAGGCAAATGTTGACAACCTTCTAAGAACTCACGGAGACATCTGGAACTTTGTAAGATTATATTTTGAAAATAACTCAGCCCTTCCACCAACAGAATTGGTTACTGAAAAGTTTAGAGACTTTGAGCCTGTGGCTGGTATCGGTGCCACAAAGCATCATCTTGAAGAACTTCAAGGAGAATATTTAACAGATAGCCTTAAAGACATTATTAGATCCGCAGCATCTGAGATTCAGAACAACAATGGAACTGGGGCTCTTAACGAACTCATTACAAAAACCTCAGAACTAAAAAAGAATACTGCTGCAATTCGTGATATCGATGTTACAGACCTTGAGTCAGCAGTTGCTTATTTTGAAAATGTAAAGAAGCAACAAGCACTAGGTCATATTGGCATCAAGACTGGCTTGCCAGGATTTGATAACTATCTGCCATCTGGGATTATGCCAGGGCAGTTAGGAGTCTTCTTGGCATACCCAGGTATAGGAAAGTCTTGGTTAGCCCTGTACTTCGCTGTGCAGGCATGGAAGCAGGGTAAGACACCCCTTGTAATATCACTTGAGATGTCAGAGACAGAAGTCAGAAATCGTGTATTCACCATTATGGGAGAAGGCCGTTGGTCTCATAGAAAGATTAGTAATGGTGAAATTGAGATTGATATGCTAAAGGAATGGCATGCAAAGCATCTTCAGGGTAAGCCAGAGTTTCATATTATTTCCAACGATCAGGGTGGAGAGATTAATCCATCAGTTCTTCGTGGAAAGATTGATCAATACAAGCCAGACTTTGTAATCGTTGACTATCTTCAATTGATGGCTCCTAATCAGAAGTCAGAAAATGAAACGGTACGAATGAAGAACCTTTCAAGAGAACTCAAACTAATGGCTATTGGCGAAGAGGTTCCTATCATTGCTATCTCATCTGCTACCCCAGATGACGTTAACGACCTCTCTACGGTACCTACACTGGGTCAAACGGCATGGTCTAGACAGATTGCTTATGATGCTGACTGGGTGCTTGCATTAGGCCGTGGGACAAACAGTGATATCATTGAATGTGCATTCCGTAAAAACCGTAATGGATTTATGGGAGACTTCCTAGTCCAGTGTGACTTTGACAAGGGATATTATAGATATAAAGACTTTGAGGATAAAAATTAAGATAAGTAGTTATAATATGGTATGTCAAAAAAGAACAGTGGTTCATACCATCACAAGCCAATTAAGAGGTTTTACCTTGATGGAATAATCCATGACGATTCAATGATCGGAAGACTTAAAAATGAGTATGTTCGGTTATTAACAATAGAGATGAAACTTAGTGGATATGTTCCAAGACTTGATCTTGACCCAGACTTCACTATAAGGTATAATGAGATAAAGAACTTTTTTGAATTTGAGTTATCAGTGCAGGCAGTCTACGCAGGGAAAAGGAAAAGCGAATGGATAGCAGGAATAGACGGAACCAATCCAATATTTATTCTGCAGAGCAAGTCAAGCGAGTCCTTACAGGATCGGGTATTACCGTAGAGTCTGAACTTGATGCAGACTTTATGATCTTTTGTCCATTTCACAACAATCACAGAACCCCAGCAGGAGAAGTACAAAAAGGTAGCGGAATGTTCTTTTGTTTTTCTTGCCAAAAATCTGCAGACCTTATAGAACTAGTTATGCATACCTCTGGAAGAACATATTTTGAGTCTGCAAGGTTTATAAAGAGTAAAGAAAAGTTAAGTAATATTACTACAGAAATTGACAAGGCTCTTGTAAAAGAAGAAGTTTATAAAACCTTTGATGAACTTATTATCAAAAGATTACACAATGGCTTGGTTGCTTCAGAAAGAGCAAGAAATTATTTTAAATACAGAAAAATTGAAAAGACTTCTTGCATAAAGTTTTCATTGGGCTATTCAGAAAAGCAAGATATGGTAACAGTGCCTGTACATAGTCCAGACGGAATCCCCTTGGGGTTTGTTGGCAGATCTGTTGAGGGAAAAGATTTTAAGAATACTCCAGGACTTCCAAAAAGCAAAACATTATTTAACTTGCATAGAGTTAAAAAGTCTGATAGAGTATATGTAGTGGAGTCTTCGTTTGATGCTATCAGACTTGACCAGGTAGGACTTCCAGCAGTAGCAACACTTGGTGCAAACGTATCAAGCACACAAATAGAATTGCTTCAGAAGTATTTCAATAACATTATTGTTATTGCCGATAATGATGAGGCAGGAGGAAACATGAAAGATAGGATAGTTGAAAAACTTTCTACTCGTGTTTCTGTTATCAAACTAAACAATCAGTATAAGGATATTGGAGATATGCCAGATGAAGAACTTAAGAATTTAGAGTTCCAGTTTGACAAATCTATATCTCTTATGCTAAACTAATATAACAAACAAAGGAGAAATATATGAGCGTAGTAAAGGGACTCAAGAACATTAATGCCCTGCTCGACAAGCCAAAGTATGAAAACGACGGGCCAAAGTTAAAGTGGCTAAAACTCGCTGATGGACAATCAGTTAAGATTCGATTTATCGAAGAACTTGATGAAGACTCAGCAAACTATA